CTTGCTAATGGACATAGTATAGACATACAAGGTGTAAATGCATCATATCCACTTAAACAATATAATATTTTGACTATACCAGAGGATGGATAATGGCAGCATTTGATTTTCCAAATAGTCCTAATACTAATGATACACATACAGAAAATGGTGTAACATGGAAATATAATGGATATGCGTGGGATAGAGTAGAATCTTCTGGTCCTGCAGGTCCTCCTGGTCCTCCAGGACCACCAGGTCCAGAAGGAGATGATGGAGATGATGGAACTCCAGGAACTCCTTCTACTGTAGCAGGTCCACCAGGATCTCCAGGTACACCAGGTCCTCCAGGTGATGATGGAGATGATGGAACTCCAGGAACTAATGGAACTCCTTCTACTGTTGCAGGTCCTCCTGGACCTCCAGGTCAAGATGGTGATGATGGAACTCCTGGTCAAGATGGAAATCCAGGTTCTGATGGTGATGATGGAACACCTGGAACACCTGGAACTCCAGGTCAAGATGGTGATGATGGAACTCCAGGAACTCCAGGTTCTGATGGAGATGATGGAACTCCTGGAACGCCAGGACAAGATGGAACTCCTGGAACTCCAGGTTCTCCTGGTGCTGCTGGTGTTCCTTCAGGAGCAACTATGTTGTTTTATAGTTCATCTGCCCCTACTGGATGGAGTCAGGTAACATCACACAATAATAAAGCACTTAGAGTTGTAAGTGGTTCTGGTGGTGGATCTGGTGGAGCTGGTGGATTTACTAGTACTTTTGCTAGTAGATCTTTAAGTGTTAGTGGAACTGGAAGTGCTAGTGGAACTACTGGTAGTGATGGTGGAGAAAGTGTAAGTATTAGTGGATCTGTTAGTGGAAATTGTGGTGGATCACAAATAATGTATCAGAACACTACTCAAGCTTGGCTTTCTGTTGCTCAGATGCCATCTCACGATCACTCATATCATGCTCCTCTTGGAACTTCGGGTGGTCAATATGGTATTACTGATACTTTAAATGCTGGTTCTTCAGGAACTCCTAGTGTTGCTAGTAAGGGTGGCAGTGATTACCACACACATGCTATAATAATGTATACTATAAGTGGTTCTAATTTTACTTTCAGTGATAGTTTTACTGCTTCTGGATCAACTAGTGATCACACTCACAGTTTCGAGGATACTAGCATATCTGTTAGTAGTTCAGGTTCTCTTGACTTGTCAGTTATGTATATTGATGTTATAATATGCACAAAGAATTAATATAATGAAACTTGAGCAGGGGAAATTCTGCCCTTTAATTGGTAAAGATTGTATTGGATTACAATGTTCTTGGTTTACTCAAGTTCGTGGTATGAATCCTAATACAGGAGAAGAAATTGATGATTGGAGTTGTGCAGTTACTTGGTTGCCAACTTTAATGATTGAAAATTCACAGCAACAGAGACATACTAGTTCTGCTATTGAATCCTTTAGAAATGAAACTGTGAAATCGACTATGAAAGCACAAGAAATATATCAAAGAGAATTGGAATTAAAAGCCCAAGAAAGATTAATGCAATCTAGACAAATAAAAAATGTAACGGACATAGACCAATGAAAATTCAAGTTGTACCTCCCGATAAAACCATAGCTATTGATGGTGTTGCAGTACATCCTTGTACTCATGTTGATCTTTCATGGATTCCATCAGATGTTCATGGAATGTTTTTTGATACTGTTAAAGGAAAAGGTTTTATTGAATATAATGAAGATGCTGTAGATGGAAATGGAGATAAAAAATGGGGTGAGGAGATTACTGAAATTGGTATTTGGCAACAAGCAGTAACAGATCATGCGAATGAACAAACCCTTGCGGCTGCTGCATATGAGGCAGCAAGAGATTATTTACAGGAAGTAAAGGATTATAGAAATGCCCAGTTGGTTTGGTCTGATTGGACTCAAGGTAACGATTCTCCATTAAGTTCTAGTAAGAAGACTGAGTGGGCAACATATCGTCAGGCATTAAGAGATCTTCCAGCAACCATAGCAGCAGATTCTAATTTAACAGCAAAAGCATTAGCAGACGATCATTCTCATTCTTCTTGGCCAACAAAACCTTCGTAATTAATTAATGAATATTATTGGTATACATGGAGCTGTGGATTGGGATCCACATGACATGAAATCATTGAATATGGTACATGATTCTGGTGCTACTTTATTTGTGGATGGAAAACATATTAGAAGTATTGATGAGGAACGTCTTTCTAGAAGAAAGTATGATGGTAGATTTCCTCACAAATCAATAGATTATTGTTTAGGTGATATAAAGAAAGAGGATATTGATATTGTTTGTTTCTCTCCTTCAGGTGTGGAGAAATGTCATAAACAAAGTATTATGAAAGTCATTAGTAATACTTTTCATAATATATTTCCTAATGCTAAGGTGTGGTTTGTTAGTCATCATCTAGCACATGCTGCTTCTTCTGTTTTTACAGCACCATTCAATAGTGGTAGTTTTTTAACACTTGATGGTCTTGGTAGTGGTCTTTGGAATTTGGCATTTGGTAATGTTACAAGATATGAGAATAATAGTATTGGATATTTTGATAAGAATAAGAGATTGTTTAGAACTTTTAGAATGCAGGATTGGGTAGCAACTAATAGTTTTGGTGATTTTTACGGAACAATGTCAAACCATATTTACTTTGATAAATTTGATAAAGACCCAGATCATTATCATAATTGTGAAGGTAAAGTGATGGGTTTATCTGCTTATGGAAAATATGATATTGAAAGTATACCATTTACAAAATCTACCGAAGATTCTAAAGAAATATTTGATATAGATCAATATGAATTTGGACTTCCTTTTGTTAATTTTTATGATTATCGAAAGGTTATTGTTGATCTTATTAATCAAGGATATTCTCCTGAAGATAAAGCACGTTGGCTTCAGAAGAATTATGAAGAGGCTTTTGTTTATTTGATAAAGGAGTTAAAGAAAGATTATTTGGAAGATAATATTTGTTTTGCTGGTGGATGTTTTTTAAACATTAGTGCTAATAGTTTAATAAGACCTTTGTTTAAGAATATTCATATTCCACCATACCCAAACGATTCTGGTGTTCATTTTGGGGCAGCAGTTTGGGCATCATATAAATCTGATGAAACAATTCAGATACCACACAACATAGCTCTTCTAGGAAAATCTTATAGTGATGCTGAAATTGAAGAATCTTTGAAATGAATATTGTTGGAATACATGGAGCAATTGGTTGGGATGCTCGTGATTTGAGATCTATGGATATGATTCATGATTCTGGTGCTACTTTATTTGTGGATGGTAAACATATTAGAAGTATTGATGAGGAAAGACTTAGTAGAATAAAATATGATGGAAATTATCCTTGTAAGTCTATAGAGTATTGCTTAGGTGATATAAAGAAAGAGGATATTGATATTGTTGCTTATTCTCCATGTGGAGTTAGTGCCTGTAATCAATTCTCTCAATCAAAAGAAATTTCTAATTATATTAAATCCCAATTTCCTAATGCTAAATTGTGGTTTATTAGTCATCATCTAGCACATGCTGCTTCTGCTGCTTTTACATCACCTTTTAATAGTGGTAGTTTTCTAACACTTGATGGTGTTGGTAGTGGTATATGGGATTTTGTTGAAATGATGGTTAATCAGCGTGAGAAAAATAGTATTGGGTATTTTGATAAGGATAAGGGTATATTTAATTTTTATAAAATTAATTTATCTTCACTTAAAGTTAATGGTATGAATGTTGGCGAATGTTCTACTAATGTCTTTGGTGATTTTTATTGTATGTTAGCCTCTAAAATTTATTCTAGGAAAACAGGACTTAAACCAGATAAGTATTCTAATTATGAAGGTAAAGTTATGGGTTTATCTGCTTATGGTAAATGTGATATTGAAAGAGATTTACCATATACTAAATCTACAGAAGTTTCTAAAGATATTTTTGGTATTGATGAGTATCAATTTGGGTTTCCATTAGTTCACTTTTATGAATTAGATTTGATATTAAATCATTTTGATCATATGAAATATTCTCCAGAACAATGTGCTTATTACTTGCAAAAACATTATGAGAATGCTATAATATATTTTATTAGTGAATTGAGAAAAGATTATTTAACTGAGGATGTTTGTTTTGCTGGTGGATGCTTTTTAAACATTAGTGCTAATACTTTACTTAGACCTTTATTCAGGAATATTCATATTCCACCATATCCAAATGATTCTGGTGTTCATTTTGGGGCAGCAGTTTGGGCATCATATAAATCTAAAGAAAGGATTGAAATGCCACACAACATAGCTCTTCTAGGTAAGTCTTATAATGATAAAGATATTGAAGAATCTATTGGGTTTAAACATTTAAAAAATATAGGTGTTATGAAATACATTAAGTATAAAGATTTTGATGAGTTATGTGAAGTAGTTGCTAAACATCTTGAGGATAACAAGATTGTTGCTTGGTTCCAAGGTAGATCGGAACATGGTCCTCGTGCTCTTGGATCTAGATCTATTTTAATGAGTCCAAGTAAAAAGGAAAATAAGGATATAATGAATAGTAGAGTTAAACATAGAGAATACTGGAGGCCATTTGCTGGTATAACTTTAGAAGGTAGAGGATATGATTCACCATATATGTTATACGCAGAGCAAGTTTTAACTGATGATATACCTGCTATTACGCATGAAGATAATACATGTAGAATTCAAACTGTTAATGATGAATTGAATCCAAGAATGTGTGATTTACTTCGTAAGTTAGAGAATCCTGTTTTGTTAAATACATCGTTCAATGATAATGGAGAACCTATTGTGGAATCGCCAAAAGATGCTATAATGGCATTTAAGAATATGGATATTGATTATCTTGTTATGGGGAACTACTTAATATCATGAATGATCTTATACAACTTATAAAAGTTTTAGAACCAAATGAATTAAAATATATTAATGATTATATTGATACATTAGAGTTTCATGATTGTAAGGTTTTTGGAAAAGAAGGAAAAAACTATGTTAATAATGATATTAGATCAAGTAGTGGAATAACATTGGATGATAACACTAAGGGAACTATAATGTTACACCAACGTATTAATGTTGGTTTAGAGGCTTATTATAAGAAAGTTAAATCTATTCATCAAAATTTTTCATATTATCCAGTTCCTTGTGGTGTAGGAACTAAATGCTGGAGAGAGGGGATACAGGTATTAGAATATGAACCTGGACAAAGGTATAGATTTCATCATGATGCTGCTACTGATAAAAAATTAACTGAATATGAAAGAAAGGTAAGTGTTATATTATATTTAAATGAAGGTTTTGAAGGTGGTGGTACTGAGTTTATACACACAGCGTTGAAACCTAAACCAGGATATGCTATAATATTTCCATCTAATTGGTGTTATCCTCATGCTGGTCAAAAAGTGGTCAGTGGTAAAAAAAGGATAGCAGTTACTTGGTATTACGTTGATTGGGCTTAATTATTATGGATCCAGAAACATTTGTAGAAAAAGTTGTCATTGATGTTTGTTCTAAAAGATTCAAACTTTATAGTGATCAAGGTGAAGTGCGGCATGTGAATTGTGAAACAACTCAACAATTTATGGATGTGTTAGAAGTAGTTACTAACCAAGCAGACTCAAGTATTATAGAATATGCTGAGATAACAGTGAATTAATCGCAGCTAAATAGAAACATAGAAATCTTTTGGCCAGAAGTATAAGAAGATGCCTTTAAATAAGTTAGAGAATTTTATAAAGAATACTGAGGGACGTATTCT